GAGCACTAACAGTTGCTAATCCTCCCATAGCAGCCACAGATGCTAGTCTGTTTGCTGAACGAGTTAACATGGCACGACCTGCTTCAGTCGTAACTCCTAACTGATAACCTTCGTTCATTTCTCGGATACCTTTTTCTGTTATGTTCCACACATTACGGAACACTTCTGCAGGAAACGCAGTAAAGTTTCCTATCAAAGGTATACCCCTTAAATCCTCTAGTATAGGTGGAACTCTAGTGTATACTGGCATCATGTCCAATACTTCTTGAGCAGCTAACTCTGATATAATTTCATCGTCTGTTAGTTTCCTTCCAGTAACCTTAAAAGTATCTTTAAGTAATCTACCTTTACTTCGTATGATAGAGTCTACTCGTTCTCTTCTTACAGCTTTAGCTGCATCTGGAAGGCTATCCCATAATGATTTTTGATAAGACTTTTCACCGACATAAGCCATCATTTTACCTAAGTCATCTGTATACTGATAAAGTTTTAACGCACCTTTATATACAGATTTGTTTTTAAATTTAGGTAAAGCAGCAATACCAAAGGTCATTAGTTTTTCAGTTAAAGTAGGGTCAGCTTGTATGTCTCTACCCAATCTAGTTAACATTTGTTCTATATCTACAGAGGTGGATGTAACACCCATTCTTTTCATAGCGTTTAAAAAATCTTTATCTGCTTTAAATTTACCCGTATTGGCAATCTTTGAAATTAATTCTGCCCCGGCTCTAGGTAGATTACCACTACCAAAAGCTGCTTGTGTCATTCCAAAAAAGTTTCTACCATGTGCTACTGGATTTAGTGCAGTCATATTAACTTTAAGTGTGCCTTGCATCCTTGCACTGGTTTGAATTAAAGTTGAGAAAGCACCGGGGTTAAATAAAGGCTCTGAATACATGTCTGTAACATTCTTTAAAGGAGTAGCTATTTCTTTAGGAATCCATACAGTAGGAGCATCAGAGACTAATCTACCTGATTCTATACGAATCAAAGTATCAGTTGCATCTTGAGCAGCTTCTCCTGATACTCGAACTACTTCCTTAACATTCATACCCTTCTGTCTAAATTTTTCTAAAGCACTTAACTTATCGTTAGCCTTTACACCTATTTCTCTCTGTAAAAGATTTTTACTTAGTTGTGCTCCAAACTTAGTCTTCTGCATTACATCATTAATACCTGCTATAGTGCTTGTAATTCTTTGGTCAGGTGTATAGTTCTCTCCCCAAAGTTTCTTTTGAAACTGAGGTAGCTTCTGTCTAGTCTTTAAGTTCCCTTGTATCTTAAACCCGCCTTCTCTAGGTTGGTATAAATTTTTAGCTAGTTTTCTAGCTTCTCTTTCAAGAGCCGCACCACTTCCTTTAAACAAAAGGTTCTGGTTAATACCTTTCTTGTCTACCTCATTCAAAGCATCAAACCACCGTCTACCCGAACCCCCTGCTTTCTGCACATGTTCGATTACTTGAGAAACAGTAGTAGGGTTTTCTTTTAGAAATGACCTAAAACTTTGTGCTCTGCCTGACGTAAGGATTCCTTTCTTAACTTTAAATACTTCGTACTCTCGTCTAAGGTAATCTCCATCATTGATGTTACCCCTTAACATAGTTACAAAATCTTTATTAATGTATCCTTTAGTATCTTTAATAGCTCTGTCAGATACAGTCTTAACATAGTCTCGTCCTTCTATAACTAACTCTCGTACTGTAGTAGGTAGTTTAGCTAGAGCTTGGCTGTTACCTTCTAGAGCTTTATTAACTAACTGTTCTCCTTCCTGCTCTCTGCCTTTGAAAGCACTGAGTCTAGCAGACCGTAAATTATCATCTATTACTTGTGCTCTAGCATTTAGTTCGTTCATCTCTCCTCGGTTTAACTCTGTTAAACGCATAGCATCAGAGTCGTGAGCACTCTTGGGTAGGAATTTATTTTTTATCCACTGCATACCAGACCTTTCGCCCAGACTTTTACCAGTAGTTTTTTCAAATAATCTATCTACTCCTTTTACACCTACACCCCCCATAAAAGATAGAACATTACCTGCTAGTACACTGCCCGGGCCTTCTAGGGCTGCTACTTTAGCTTGTTGCAAATACTTTTCTTTGTCACTTAACTTATCTATAACACCTATTTGTTCTTTAGCAGTAATACGTTCTCCTTCTCCGTAACCACCCAATATTGCTCCTGCAGCACTTTCAGTACCAAAGGTAGCGGCTGTAGATGCTAATGCTTTTCTACTAAAAGCAGCTTTTAATTTATTTAAAGCGTAAGTTCGAGTTCCTATAGAAGCTCCTCCTAGAGTAGCTCTTACAGGAGCACCCATAGTACCCATAGTAATTGCACCTGCAGCTACACCTATAAGGTTAGCAGGGTCGGATAACATAGAGTACCCATAATCTTTTAAAGCACTTAGGTATCCAGTACCGCCTTCTTCATAGAAAGCTGGCATGTTATCTATACGTTTAAACAACGTACCCAAGTTTTCTTTTTCTAAATCAGTTAAAGATTCTATATGTTTAACAGTATCTAAAGGAGCCATAGTGTTGGTTTCAAACTTTCTTTTATAAGAAACTAACTCTTCAAAGATACGTTTATCTCCTACCTCTGTTCCAAAGTCAGGCACATCTAACCCTAGCTTTGGAGCTAATCTTCTTATAACTCCTATAGCTTGTTTGTCATTTATGTTTTCTTGAAAAGTAGCCATGTTTATGGTACGAGTTGTGGGATGTTACCTAATGCCCCACTAAACTTATATAACTGTTGTTTTATTTGTTCTTTTTCGGCTTCATCCGCTAATTTTTCTAAATCTTTTGGGTCTGCTTCTGAAAAAATCTTTAAAAAATCCATAGGAGTACTACCTAAAACATTAGCAGCATTGCTTCCAGTACCAAAACCAAAGACACCTAAAGGTAGTTGTCTACCTCCTATTCCTTCGTCTCTGCTTTGCATAAAACCAAAGAAATTTGGTAGTACACTTCCCCTTAGTGAAAGAGCTATAGGGTCTTGTCCTGTCATTAAAGCAGGGGCAAAAGGGTCTGTTAAAAAATTTAATATGTTTCCTTCCCTAGTGTTAGCTGCCTTAATACTTTCTAACAAATTAGATATTTTTCTATATTCGTTTAAACCTTCTAGTTCTGCAAACCCTAGCTTTTCATCTAAATCTAATCTTCTAGCATCTAAACCTAGTTTACCTTGGCCTTGTCCTATCTCTGCCATAGCCAAAGCTCCTTCCATTTTACGCTTTGCTTGTGCTCTAGGGTCAAACAAAGCCGCAAGGTCACGTTCATCTTGTCTGGTTTGTGCAGCTTGGTCTGCAAAAGTATTCATTAAAGTATTAAGAAGACTAGGGCTTGGTTGTGGTAAATTTAATTGTGGTTGATTAGTAGCCATTGTTAGTTATCCTCATTTGCCTGTTAAAACGTCAGCAACATTTTCAAAAGTTAATCCTGCTCCTACTGTACCTGTTGGAAACATAGTATTTCCTTTTTGATTTAATATAGGATTAAAAGATTGCCCTCCGAAACTACCAAGATTAAAGGAAGAACCCATATTACCAAACGAACTACCTAAGTTCTGTCCAAAAGACCTGAACCCGTAAGGGTCAGTAAATGATTGAGATAGTGTATCCATAGTAAAACCCGGGCCACTACCCATTCCAAAGTTTCCTCCACCCATCATGTAAGCTTGTAAAGCTACGTCTCCTGCCATTAGTAATCTGTCTCCCAAACTTCTTTCTTGTGCTTTAGCTTGTGCTCTTACGTTAACAGCGTTTAAAAGTGCTTCACGTTTAGCAGAATCTATATTAGTTAATGCCCCACTTAATCCTGCGGCTGTATCTACTCCGTATCGACCTAAATCTGATAGACCTAACAAGCTGTTTAAATCTGATTGTACTTGCCCTTGCATAACACCTCTAGTATTTAATAAGTTTTGCACAACGGCTGCGTCTGCTGCAGCGTTTTGTGCATTAGCTATCTCTTGCAGTCTCATAGCTTCATCACCAGAACCACTAGAGATACCTCTATCAAAAAATAATTTAGAAACATCGTTAGATAAGTTACGACCTGTAGCGTCTACTTGAGCGTCTCTCGCTGTTTGAAACATATCCCGTAGTTTACCACTATCTAAGAAACCGGGCTGAAAGTATTGTTGTAAATTTCCTGTGCTTTGTCTAAACTGATTCATCATAGGGTCAAACAGTTGTTGCCCTTCTGGAGTAAATCTAAACCCTGCCCCACCCGGGCCATAGCTTGCTGTAGTAAAGGGGTCAAAGTATTCGCCAGTTTGTAGTTTTAAACCTCCCGGTTCTGGCTCACCCATAATTTCTTTTGTGCGTCTTAGTAAATACTTAGAAGCTGCTTTTTGTCTATCTTTTCCAAAGATTGCTTTAAAAACCATAACCTATCTCCACCATTGTTTCTTTAATATTTTAATTTCTTCTATACAACCCTTGGGTATTACTGTATCAAACCCCAAAAATGTTTCGTCAGAGTGCCACCCTATAGAGGATACAACCTTTACGTCCTTGTCTGTTTCTTCCATTATCCAACAAGGAGTCTTTATTGTTGCTGTCTCTAAGTTCTTTGTAGACTCGAACCACCCTGTATTACTGCTCGTTATATCTTTCCAAGTAATCAACATGAGTGGCTTTGTCTTCAATAACTTGAGCGTTAGTTTGTCCGCCATTCATTACACTCTTTAATAAAATTTTATTCGATACTTCGTTAGACTTTACCATCTCGTTACGAAAGGACTCTACTGCTGCCCCTGTTTGCACCTGTCGTTGCGAGTTCTCTATAAGTAACATGGGAAACCAAGAGATAGCACATCGCCACTCTTCTATATCTGCATTAGTTTGTGGGTCTTTACCCATAACTTTTATGTACCAAGCACAATCAAACTTTTTGCAAGGTTTAAATTTATTTAACGGACAGTTATCTTTAGATTCTAGTTTCATCCGTACACGCATCTACATATTTTTGGTAGGGAGAAAAGTCTGTAATAGTTTCGTTTCGTACATGAACAATGTCAGCCTGTGTCTCATCAATATATTCTACTTCACCTGTAGTATCATACCACTGAATACAATGTATATTAGTAGCTAAATCTGACATTGCATTGCCTATATTATAACCAACACCGTCCTTAGAAACGACTGTACCTTCTTTAAAAATAGTTACTCTCATATTTAATCCTTTGTACAAATAATTACATTAATATACTGTACATCTAAATCTATAGCTGTTCCTGTAAAACTGTGATTGTGAGAACCGCCCCCACCTTCATTAGCACTAGCCGTACCTGAGGTATTACCTGCGCTAAATTGAGCAGAACCAGATGCTACAGTTGGCCCTCGTATATCGTGATTGTGCGCTGGAATTTGAGAAGTTGTTAAGGTAGTACTACCTACTGTACCTGCAACAGACTGGCTAGCAAAAGCAGTCTCAAATGCTACGCTACCTCCTGTACCCCCACCATCTCCTGACGTAACTCTTAGTGCTTTGTCATTGTTAGCGGTAGATTTTGTCCACCCCGTAGGGGCTGCTGTTTGAAAAAACACCATTGCACTTCCAGAAGGTACGTCTCCTCCTTCTTGTTTAGTTGCTATAGCCGTAGATATAGCAGATAACTCTGCATCTATATCACTACCTTTAATAACCTTAGCTGCATCTCCAGACGCAAGGTTATCTTTCACACTAAAATCTGTTACTTGTGTATAATTACTCATACCTATTTATCCTCGCGTCCTATTTTTGCAAACAAAGACATTTGTTCAACACTCATTGCGTTGCCGTTTGAATTAAAAGTTAACCCTAAACTTACTGTTCTACCCATTCTTGAAGCAGAGCTTCTTAATTTAGATAAAGCTATACCTCCAGAAAACTCTGACAGCCCCCACTCTGCTACGTTCCATTCTGCAGCCGAACCTGCTCCTTTTATTTCTATTGTAGAAGTACTAGTAGCGTTACCTTGGTCAAAGTCCCAGTCTAAAGTTATTTGTTGTCCACTAGCTCCAAAGACTGTTACTCCCACATTTTTAAGTATTTTTAGTTTAGATGTATCAAAGTCTGCGTAGTTACTTGCCCACCTGCAACTATACGTTTTAGCAGTCGGAGGGCTTGTAGCTATATCTACATCGTTATAACCATGATACTTACCTATACACCCTTTGTAAGAAAGAAAAGTATCGCCTTCAAAATATACAAAACTATACCAGTCTGTATCTATATATTTAGTAATCCTAGGTTCTTCTGTTTCTACAAGATTAAGATTATTAAATACCCAAATGTTACCTGCAGGAGATTTTATCCAATACTGCCCCTCTTGAGGGTCATAGCTTGAACGTATCTTAGAAGCAACTCCTCCTGTCATATCTTCCACAAGTTTCTTTCTAACTATCTTAGAAACTTCTTTCATCTCTACATTATCTGCAGTAAAGACTACTTGCTTCAAAGAACGTATACCAGAGTCAGATAAAAAATAAACATCATTACCTACTTGTTGTACACTATCTCTAGCTATGCAGCCTACTCCTTGTATAATCTGTTCAATACTTAAATCGCCCGGAGATTCTGGGCTGTCGTAGATTACAATATTATTTCTAAGAAACGCTACTAAATACCCATCAAAAGAAGATATAGCAACTAACTCATCATAACCATTAGAGACCGCACCTACGTTTCCTAATACGTTTATTTCTCCTGCCCCTGTAGACCAATGTGTTTCGTCTAGTAAAGCAGAGTAGGCTATAATATTTTGTCCTGTACCTGTGTCTGCTTTCTGCGCCCACAATCTACCAAACGCACTGTGTACTATACGACCATCGGGTACTGTGCCACTTGCTGCACTAATGTTTGCAAAGTTACTAGAGCCTGTATAAGCAATCATAGTATTGCTTTCTCTTGCTCCAATAACCTTATCGTTAAAGTTTACAAATTGCCAATCGTTACCCGAAGGGCTTGTACTTCCTGTTATATCTTCAAAGTCTGAGTAAGGTGAATCTAGTTTAAATATTTTTCTAGTGCTTGATACCGTAGCAGTAGCAATTAATTTATTGCCAGAAGAGTTATTAAACTGAAACAACTGCTCTATGTCTGGATACCCTTGTAACCCTACAAGTTTAGCTACTATAGAAGTTCCTCCTCCTGTTACACTTCCCGAAGACACTGTATCTAATGCTATTATTCTATAAAAATTTGCATCAACTATAGTAGTTATTGTATGCGAAGTATTTATTTTAGCTGCAGCTACTCCGTCTACATCTGCAGAACCGCTTAAAGTAACTGTATCTCCTACAGCCCTACCATGAGCAGTGTGCGTGATAGTTAACTCAGTAGAGGCTTGTACTCCTAGTTCTACGTTAGCTGCAGGTGCAGCAGATATAGTAGCTGACGTAACCGTTTTAAATAATTGACTACCTAAAACTGTACTAGCTGACCCTGCTAAGGTAAGTGTTTCTGTTACCGCAGTATCAGTTACATCCGTACCTGTAATAGTAACAGTCTTACTTCCATCACTACTACCTGCTGTAGTAGCACTTACAAATCTAGGTGCAGTAGGTGGTAAACTTCCTCCTACCATAGTAAAAGGAAAAGTTCCGGGTGCTGTATCTGATTCGCTTGGTTGTTGTGCGGCTGCAAGAGCGTCTGTATCTGCAGCATCCGAAGCCGAGTCTGTTGTTATAGAATTAGCTCCTGTTCCGTTAGGCAACGTAAGTGCATACTTAGAACTTGTAGAACTAAAACCTTTACGATTACCTAACCTACCTGCAGCGTCATACGCTACGTTGTTTGCTTCCCTAGCAAACTCAGGAGAAGCCTGTACTTGTTCTCCCTCAGTAGATAACCCGTATATTCCGGGTGCTCTTAATACAAGTGCTTTTAATTCACTAGGCATTAAAAATCTCCTAGAACTTGCCAATCACCATGCGTACCTTGCCACTTATGTTGTTGTTCGTAAGCAATAGCATCCCCCATAGCTTGCTCAAATGCTCTGTGTATTTCAGAGTATTGTTCTCCTTCATCCTCACCTCGTTCTCTCACAGCATATGCAAGAGCTTTTAAGTATACAGGATACCAAGGAACTTTAGTATACTGGTCATCAGCATTTAAATCTTCTTGAGGATTTACTACTTCAACTACCATGCTGTAAGCAGCATCAGGAGTTTGGTAAAACCTCATTTGTAAAGATTGCGTAGCTGTATAACCTGCTACTGCATACTGTACAGGTTCAGCCGTTTCGTTATTAGTAGTTTGAGATTGTCTCCTTGCATAATCAAAAGGAACAGCTATAAGATGTACATCCGTAGTATCATTAAAAACATCAACTACTCTACTTCTTTGGTTTGTGTATACACTACCTTGTTCTAAAGTATAAGTGTGTGTATCTGCAGAAGTAGTTACAGTTATAGTTTCTTGTAAAGCAGTCCAATTAAAAGCATCTTCTACTTCTCTTTTAGCATCGTTTACAAGACGTAAAATTGCTGATGACTGGTCAGTAGAGTTAATACTTCCTACTGTACTTTCTCTCATACGAGTAAGGATTTTATTAACTATATCTTTTACTGTTACTGCACTTGAAGACATATATTACTCCTTAAAGTTGGGGAGCCGAAGCTCCCCGATAACCTAGACAACTTCTCTAGGAATAACCATTACATAGAGAGTACCAGAACCTAAGTCAATAGCACCTCCAGTATTATTAGCTAAGATTACAGTAACCGTATTGGCTGCTGTTACCGTTGCAGTTAAAGTTATGTCTGTGGTGTCTATGCTCATAGAAGGAAAAGCAAAATCGCCAAGTTGAGCACCAGTTACGGTGACTTCTTCAGCAGCTTCGTCTCCATCAGCAACGCTACCCCAGTCTTTTGTTTCAGAGGCTACCGCATATTTAGTTACGGATTGCCCATAGTTAGTATCTGTTGGTAAAGCCATTTTAATCTCCTTAATTATTAGGCTAGGGGGGAATAGTCCCCCCAAACAAATTAATAAGTATACTATTGCTTATGTTGGAACAGCAATAAGAATACCTGCATCATTACGGAGTTCTCCAGTACCGTAAATAGTATCTGCAGTAAACAAGTCTCCTAAGAACTCTTGCTTATATTGCGTTTGAGTTCTTACACCCATTTGTTCTACTAATGCCATAGCAGATTTATGAGCCATTAGACAAGCTCTAGAACTATTATTAGTTGGAGAGTTTGTAGAAACATAAACAGGAATACCATAAAGGTCTCCTATCAATCCATTACGAATTGTGTTTCCATTAGCAACTTCACCAGTAAATGCTTGCTCAGTAAATCGAGCAATACCAGTAAGATTTTTCTTTTCTACTGGAGGCACTACAAGATATCTATCTGCCATAGGAACGTCTTGGTCATCCAAAGTTTGAATAACTTTACGAAGTCCTGCGTCAGCTATAGCTACTCCTACTTGAGAAGCACTAAACAAAGTAGACCCATCAGAACCTATTACTGCTTGGTCTCCATGATAAGCAGCAGCACCATCTCCACCTTGTAGAGCATAGCATTGCGTCCATATATCACTGTCTACTTGAGTAGCAAGAGCGTAACCTGCATCGTCAGTATAAAACTGTCTCATGCTAGCAAGACCTTGCTTATCTAACAAGTCTTCAATTAACCTTGAATACTCGTAGTGCTTATCAATAGATATTTGTATTTCACTATCAGTAGCACTAATCAAGGTTACTTGTTGTCTTGTAGTTTTTAGACTAGCAGCACCACGAGTAGGAGTAGGAATATGAATAGTATCCCCTTTCTTACCATTGTGGTTCATAACTGTAATTAGGTTTGCTAAAACCAAATTCTTTTTGTACGAAGCTACTACTTCGTTAGACCACAACTCAGGAATAAATTTATCCTGTGTGGTGGTATTCATTGCTTGTGAGGCTGAAAAATTAGCCATCGAATGTCTCCTTTAAAAATTAAAACATATAGGATTAACGAACCCTACCTTCTTTGTATGCTTGAAAGATTTCTGTGTGCAAATCAGCGTAGCGTTTTGGGTCTTCCATCTGCAAACGAATAAGTTCAGACCGCCTATATACAGGCTTGCCTTTAGACACAGCTTCTTGCGAAGACCCCTGAGAAACAGCAGTTGCAGCTTGTAGTTCTTTCTCTTGTTGAGTACGAACTTGTTCCTGTTGTGTTTCTTGTTGTTGTCCATGCAAAGTCTTATACTGTGTAAACAATTCATCTGCATAATTAAAATCTCCTGCACTAGCTCTTTGCCACATCTCTTGTCTCGGAAGACTTTCTAAAACCCACTTCTGAAAATCAAGGTCTTGTACAATTTTCTCGATATCTGGGTGTTTTGTTTGCAGTCTACTCATAGTAGTATCTGCTGCAGTTTGGGTTATTGCACCCTTAATAGGTTGTAGTGCTTCCTCAACTATTTTACGCACAGAATCAACAGGGTTATTTAAAAAATCTTCATCATTATAACTAGGTTGTTCTTGCGTAGGTTTTGTTTGAGACTCTTGTAAATTCTTTTGAATAAGATTATCGGCTAATTTACGAAGTTCCCCTAATTCATTTCCTTGCTTACCATATTGTTGTTCTAGATTCTGATAAGATTCTAGTATTTCATCTACAGATTTGCCTTGAAATTTAGAAGGAACTGCTTTAGGTTCTCCAGTTTGTTCTTCTATAGGTTCTTCTTTTTCGTTAGTTGTCCGTTCTGTTTGTAACTGTTCAGTCAATTTTACTTGGTCTTCGTCAGTTATATTATCTAATTCAGAATTGACTATTCTATCAGTCATACGAGTTCTCCTTGTCTTAACCCTTTAAGGGGGGACGATTAATGTGGTATACCCAACTTTTTAAGGTTGTGGTGATTTGCTTTCCTATGTCTCCTTGCCCATTTATCGGCTGCGGTAGGAAAACCTGTGTCTATTCCGGGTAATGAGAAATTCCCGCCCGAAATAATTTTTTTAGCTACATAGTCTTTACAGCAAGGACTTGGTATCCTCTTTGTTTTAGACCATCGCTCAAAAACTTTTTTACATTTTAAACACTGATAATCATTCAGCATTTTGTTCTGCCTGTTCTAGTTCGTTCTTAAGAACAGTTTCAAATTCTATCATAAGATGTATCATACCCAAGGCTCCACGTTGTTGCCAAAAAGTTTTTTCATCTTGTATGTTTAACAAATTATTTTGTTGAGCATACATCTCTAATAAGCGTTGTTTTATTATACCCCACCCTTCTGTAGATAGCGTATCAAACATCTTATCATAGGATTCTTGTACTTCTTTATCCATAACCTTTACCTCTCATTATTTGTAGTATTATTAAAGCTGCAGCTTCTTCATCGTCTAACATTCTTTGTTGTTGTAGTCGTAGACGTTTTAAAGTAGCTCTATCAGTTTCTTTACCAAACCCTCCTATTTGTATAGGTAAGCCATACCTACCTTGTCCGTATTGTCTTCTTCCGTACCCTTTACTAGTTAAATTAGAGTCTGTACTGTGCATACTAGCCTCGCATTAAAGAGGTTATAATTATACCTCCCATACTTGTCATTAAAATAATTGCAAGTTTAGTTAGTAAAGAGTTTAATTCATCTAATCGTTTCTCAATAGCTTCTAGTCTATTAAATATAGTTTTGTTTCTTTCTTCACACTGAACTTCGTGGGACTCTAACCTAGCGTTAAGCTCAAATAAATTAGTAAGCATAGGCTCTTGTTCAGTAGTAAGTCTCATTAATCTGCATCCGCTATAGTGATTGTTCCTGAATCTACTTGACGTTTTATTTCCTTATAGTAAGTATTTGTTTCATCTATTGGAACATGAATTGTTTTTGTTTGGCTATCTGTAACGTAAATAACCGCATTAATACTACAATTTTTTTCCATTAACCTTTCATACACATATTTTGCTGAAATAATTTTCATATTTCTGACTCCACATGGACATCACCTCTAATCCAGTTATAGCTACTAGACGTTCCACCTCGCACAACAAGAGCGTTTGGTGATGCTTGAATTAAAGTCACTCCATTTCCAAAAGTGGAAGTAACTCGCGTATCAAAATTGCCACTTGTTAATCCAAAAGCATAACTTGCGGCTATTGCAGGTGCATGATTCATAGAAGGAGAAATGTCTAAAGTAGTATAGTACATATTATTTGAAGTGTTACCTGCTGCGTTGTTTATGCTTAATATGCGGTAATACCGTTGGCATCGCGCTAAATTTGTCCCATAAGTTTCGTTTTGGAAACCACTTCCCGTTTCCCCTAACTCAAGTTGTATTCCAGTAATGTGAAAGTTATTACTTGTCGAATCTAAATTATTAACCTGCCCAACAGCCGCATTTGTAGCATCGTTAGCCGCCCATGACGTTGCTAAAGTTCCTGAAGTAAAGTTACTCCCTGCGGCTAAATAAAATAAAATTTGTAAACTTGTAGCGTTGTCTCGATTCCAAATTCCTGTAGTATCACCTGAATACGTTATAGTTTTGTATTCCCAAGTATTACTAGAATTTACTGTGTAAGATTTTGCAATATGCCGAGTATTATTATTATCGTATAATCTAACAATGTTTGTTCCCGTTTTAGTAGCATTGACCCAAAAAGACAATGTTACTGGGAGAGCATCTGCTGTGCCTTTTTTCCACGCATACAAATCTTGACCCTCTAGCCGTTGCTCAAATCGCCATGATTCATCCGCTGCAAGAGAACTTTCCGCAGTAGTACAATCAAATTTCATAGAGTATTGAAAACCATTAGGCACTTCCGTTGCTCGTGACATGGTTACTTCACCGCCTACTGAGCCTCCTTCTTGTATACTCCATCTATCTTGAACATGATATCCGCTATTGCCATTACCTATGCCCGATACTGAGGTAGCTCTTTGGCACAAGCTTGTGTCACCGTTATAAATATAATTGCGGTTTCCTCCAACTTGCCCACCATTAATAGAACTAACGCCACTAATATCTTTGCTGTT